CATTTTCAGTGCCATCTTTAATTAAAGTAGAAATAACATTTATTTCTTCAAATACTACATCATCTACTTGCTCAAGCATATTAACTCTTTCTTTGAGATCTATTATCATTTCTTCGTTCCACTTTTCTTTTAACTCGTATTCTAAACGAGTAACTTCAGTAGGTGGTAATGTTTTAGCTTCTGCTATATCTTCTTGTAATGTATAATACATACCTACAAAAGATGCTGTTATTGTTATTATAGCTATTACTGTTTTTAAGTCTAATTGTATGTTTGTGTTTTCAGATATTTTCATTTCTCCATTAATTCTAAAAGTTTATTAACTCTATCTTTCTCGTATTTTAACGCTCTTATTTCTTTTTTAGTTAGCCCTAAGCTATCTAATTTTCTTACTTGTTCTGGTTTATTTAATTTAACATAACTAATACTATCTTGCTCTCTTTCATAACGTTCTTTATCTTCATCTGACATCTGAGAAACTCTAAATGCAGCTTGTCTTTTAGCAGTTTCTTCTTTATATTGTTTTCTTCTTTCCTTCATTAACTCTTTAAACTCATTAGCTTCTTTAGTAGATCTTAATTGCCACTCTGGCCAACCTAAAAAGAAAGCAGCTCTTTTCCACCACTGGTTTTGATCGTCCATTGCGTTCTCTAAATTTTGAGCTTTCTGTAATAATCTATCTACAGGCACGTTAGTTGTAGCAGCTATAACTTTAGCAGCAGCTGAATAAGATGGATTATCTACATTGAAAAACTCTTCACGTCTAGGATCTTTTTGGCTATATTCATAAGTAGTTAAACCTTGTCTAAACTTACTTACTTTAACGTCTACAGGTGGAGCAACATCTAATAACTTTAAAGCAACATCTGCATAATCAGGTTTTTTACGTTTAGATCTGTCATATATTTCTATTCCTAAATTCTTAATAGTAGAGACTACAGCGCCACCAATACCCATACCTCTTAATAAGTTGTCCATTAAAGAATTTATTGTAGATATTGTTTTATCTTTCATAACAGCATCATCTTCTTCATCTTCGCCAAAAGCAACAGCAAATAAACCAGTTTGAAGAGTTGTAAATATAATATTTTGTAAAGCTCCATAGTAAATAATCTTGCTTATATTATCTTTCCAATCACCCCTACGATTAACTAAATCTAAACTAGCTTTCTTTATAATTCTATTGTACTGCATTGGTGTGTTACCCCAAGCAAGTATTATTTTACCTATTGTACTAGCTTGTTGTTGAGATATTTTACTAGGATCAGCAGACTGTTGAGAGGTTTCAGATACTTCTTTAAAATCTTGAAAAGCTTGTTTTGTAGCTTCTGATTCAGACATACCTTCTTTCATTAGTTTTTTAATTCTATTTCTATAGAAAGTAGCACCACCTGAAGCAATAGCAAAACTATCAGCAATTTGAGTTAATACAAAACCTTTACTTAATAAAGTACTTATTACAGCTTTAGCTTTATTCTTACTTGTTTTAGCAGCTTCAGCTATTTCATTTTCACTAACATTTATTTTTAAACCGTTACGTCTATCTACTAAATAGTCTGAGTTCATTAATGTCATAAAGTCTTTCCAATACTGTGGCTGATTAGCAAAAGCTTTACCAGCAGCAAACACATTGTTATCTCCCCAGTTTATAAAGTTTAATGCAGATATAGTCTGTAGCACTGCAGATCTTGCATTTAAGAACATAACTGCTCCAACAGATCCATTTATATAGTCTAAAAATCTAGACTCAAGACGACCCATTTGTTGGTTCCTATTAGTTCCAGTTTTCATACGTTGTAAAGAGTCTTCTAAAGCTTCTCTATATTTATTACCAAATGCAGCTTCTATTTTATTTAAATTCTTAGGTGAGAAAGCTTCGTCAACATTAGCTTGCCATTGTGCTAAGTATTTAGCTCTGCTAGTAGTTCTCAAACCTTCTCTAAAATCTGTTGTAATAGTGCCAGCTAGCCAGTTTTTACCTGGATAATAATAACCATCTCCTTTTGTTATTGCTATAAGTTGATCTGAAAACACATCTAATTCTGGATTTTGATTTACAAATTCATTAACATCTTTTAAATCTCTTTTAGATATTCCTTCTATTGTTATACCTTGTTTGTTCCAAGTGTGTATTCTTACTACATCTTCAAATGTAAAACCACCAAAAGCTTTTTTCTTTAAATTTTTAGGTATACCTTCTAAACTTTCTTTTAATGCTCTAAAATCTGCGGCTAAAGTATTTTGAGCCACAACTAAATCATTAACGCCTCTGTTATATGGCTTAATTAAGTTATCTTGCATCCACTCCCATTGTGCATCACCAATTTTTCCTTTGCCTAGCATCCTATAAAGTAAACCTCCAAAGTCTTCTGCCGATGCTGGTATTAAATCAAAGCTTCTTTTACCTCTACCTTCTGCTTGTGCTCTTACATCTGAATACTCTTTAAATGATTCAATACCTGTTTTTTGGTATATAATATCATTCATTGCTTGATCAACAGTTTCACTAAATTTTATTTTAGCTTGTTGTACTTGAGACTTAACATCTATAACATCAAGAGCTCTTTTAACAGCTTCTATATTTTGTATCGCATCATCAGCAAAATAAAAGTCATTATAACCTTCAGCAGCTTTATTTACGATCCAAC